AAATTAGCTTCCCCAAAACCATGACATCCGGAGAACTATTAGAACACGCATTAGACTACGCCGCGTCAAAGGGTTACACACCAGTTCAGATCAGAATCATGATGAAACTGGCAAAAGAACAGGAACCCATGAGAATCACTCACCTCGCGGCAGCAGCTAGGACCACTCGATGCGCGACATATCGAGCCCTCGCCGCGTTTCCCAGGAATGAGATCAAAATAACCAGAGACAAACCGCTGCGACCTCTAGTACACTTGGAGACAGCCGGGAAAATCGCGCTCATGGAGCTGCTGAAACCCAAATAGAGATATGCCAGCACCCAAAGGAAACAACTACAAGATGAAGTGGAAGACTAAGAAGGAGCGGAAGGCAGCCTTCGAGGTTGTCTGTATTCACCTCAAGAAAGGCCTCTCGAAGGAGTGCTTTCCGCTTGCGGACTGGGACACGGTGGAACGATACATCAAGGACTTCCCTGAAGATTTCCCGACCGAAAAAATAAACGAGGCCATGAGGATGGGGCAAATGGAGTGGGAGCTTATCGGAATGAATGGCGCAAAGGGCGAAATTCAAGGCTTTAACGCCGCTTCGTGGATTTTCAACATGAAGAACCGATACAAGGACAACTTCCGCGACAAGATCGATTATGACGTAGAGTTCTCCGGAGACATCAACATCACGCTGGGAGGAAATGTGGATGACTGAGATCCTGAAAAATAGAAAAACAACAGTGACGATATTCGATTTGGCAGGAGGCTAGTGTAAGGATTCCCATGAGATCCGGAACCGTCAACATCACGATAAACCCTCGGAAGGCGTTCAGGCCGTTTCTGACACGAAACGAGCGTTTCTCGTGCGTGGTTGCTCATCGACGGTCAGGCAAGACATACAGCGCAATTCAGGACCTAATCTGGAAAGCACTCCAGAACCAACGCAATGGGGATGCCAAGCCAAGGTATTCCTATATCGCTCCGACTAGGGACCAGGCAAAGGACATCGCGTGGCCATATCTCAAGAGCTTCACCGCCAAGATCCCAGGGGTGACAGTGAATGAGTCCGAGCTCCGGATTACCCTCCCCAAGAAGCAGACAATCCGACTCTACTCCGGTGACAACTACGAGCGCATGAGGGGGATTTACTTCGACGGTTGTGTGATCGACGAACCTGCCGATATTGATCCTAAAGCATGGGGAACCGTGATCCGGCCTTGCCTTTCTGACTATCGAGGCTGGGCCAACTTCATCGGAACTCCCAAGGGAAAGAACGCATTTTACAAGCGTCACATCGATGCCAGAGAGCGGGAAGACTACTTTCACATGCTCCTGAAGGCGTCCGAGTCGGGGATTCTTGCAAGTGACGAACTCATCTCAATCCGCCGAGACATCACAGAGGACGAGTGGCGGCAGGAATACGAATGCGATTTCAACATTGGCAGGCCGGGAGCCATCTACGCCAACGACTTCGAGCAGTCCCGAAACGCTGGCAGGATCTACCCTTTTCCTGTCAATTACGCTGTCCCGGTCTACACCTGCTGGGACTTGGGATCTCCTGCAAATACCGTTGTCACCTACTGGCAACGCTATCAGGGCTGGCACTACCTCATCGATTGCGACCACCACCTGACGAACTCCGAGGGCCGATTCATGAAGACCGGAGAGAGGGTCGCTCACATGATGAGCAAGGGATACCACTACGCAGCACACCTGTTGCCCCATGACGGAAGAAAGACCGATTATGACGGGATGAGCATGGCGGCGAGACTTCAGGAGGCTGGGCTCACCAACGTCAAGCAGATCCCGAAAGGACCGCACGGAGCGGAAGAGAAGAGAGTCCAGACCATGTTGGATTTGTTCCCGTCGATCAGGTTCAACGAAGAGAACCTAGACGATGAGGGAGGATTCTTCGAGGCGGGTGAGAATTATCACCGCAAGGAAAGCAAGAAGGACGGGCACATCATGAACGTGATCGAGCACGACTGGACATCTCATTTCATGGACTCTTTTGGCTACTACGGGGAGGCTTTAAAACATAATCTAGTGCAGGCGGGGCAGGAACAACCACGAGTAAGGCTTAGGAGGCCAGCAATACCAAGGAATTCCCCATCGAGATGATTATCGACGACAAAGCAAGGGCCGCATTTTACGCAGAGCCAACCGACCTAGACTTCGATCAAGTCGTGCAATGGCATCATCGTCCTCTTGGTTACGTCATCAAAACTCCGAAAGCCTTCATTCTTGCTCGTGAAATCAATCTGAACAGACCTTCGGCAGCAATCTTCGATGACTTGTGGTTAACCGAGCCATCGGAAAACCTGCATGTCACATTGGCAGTTGGGGATCTTTACGAGTTGACCCTGCTCATTCCGGAGCATATCAAGACCATCTCTTTTCAGAAGCGCGGGTATCGACTTCGCATCGTCCCAGTCGAACGACTGAATCAAAACATACGTTCCGAAAGGAAACAAAGTGCGGCATCGTCCGCTCATGGGTAAAGGCTCGAAACCAAGGCAACCAACCCCCACGCCTCCTCCTGTCTCGTCTACCAGTGCAGACGCGGCAAACAGGGCATTAAATCGCCGGCGCCGTCGTCGTTCCCAGTATGGCTACGATGACACCCTTTTGACTCAACGGACTGGATTCAGTTCCAGCGATCTCGATCCTCAAGGATGATAGATTCTTTGGCAGCAAAGCGGCTGGCCAAGGCCGAACGCATGGCATCACAGCGTCTCGTCAATGACTCGCTGATGCGGGACATCGCTGAACACGTTCAACCACGGAAAGCTCAATCGATCCTTTCCGATCACGACCACTCCTCTACCGACGAGACCGACCGGCTTTTTGATACCACGGCGATGCAGGCAAATCAGACTCTAGGGTCTGGAATGCACAGCAACATAACGCCAATGGGGACCATTTTTGCATCCATCATGGCTCCGTCAGAGGTAAGCGATGGCCTTTCTTACGATGTGAGGAACTGGTTTCTGAAGGCGACTCAGGTCCTTCACCAAGAGCTTGCGAAGTCCAATTTTCATTCTGCTGTTGATGAATTCTACCTCGATCATGGAGGATTTGGAACAGCCGCGATGCTGTGCCGAATGGGGGAGAAGGGAACACTCGTCTTTGAAACCCTAGAAATCGGGACTTACTCCATCGCAGAAGGCGAAGACCGGCTCGTTGATACTCTCTACCGGCATTACGAGTTAACTCCGCGCCAGATCAAGCAACGCTTCGGGGACGATGTTTCCGCCACGGTTGAGGAGAAGGCGAACGACGAGAAATCCAAAGACGTTCCCCTCAAGATCCTCCATTGTATCGAGCCGCGGGAAGGATACGACCCGAACAGGATCGACGCGGAGAACATGCCAATCGCCTCCGACTGGATTCTAGTTGAGACACAAGAGGTCTTAAAAAGCTCTGGATTTCTAGAGCAGCCTTTCGCTGTGTCCCGGTGGCGTCTCTGGGGTAAATCTCCCTATGGATGGTCCCCGTCCTATTACGCTCTGCCTGTAGCTTGTCAGCTCAATTTCCTCGAACAGTGCATCGACGTTGGAGTCGAGAGAGCCGCCTTCCCTGCTTGGATGGTGCCGTCCTCACTGAAAGGGGAATTCGATCCTCGCCCCCACGGACAAAACATCTTTGACGCTTCTCCTGGTGGTGATGCGGCCATGCCTCAAGAACTCCAAGCAACGGGACGTCTTGACATCGCTGTAGAACGTGAAGAGCAAAAGCGAAAAGTGATCCGCGAGGCATTCTTCGAGGACCTCTTCAAACTCCTGTCTCGCATTGACAAGCAGATGACGGCCAGAGAGGTGCAAGAACTCACTGCCGAGAAGACCACTCTCTTCCACCCTTTCTTCGCTCGCCTCACCACTGAGTTTCTGTCCCCGATCCTGAAACGGGCCTTCGCCGAACTCCTCCGCGCTGGCAAGTTCGGCACTCCTCCAGATGCGTTGTTTGTGCGCACAGAATCAGGCTGGGAGATGGACGAGCCAGAGATCGAGTTCCAGTCTCGTCTAGCACTCGCTCACGAGATGGGAGAGGTTTCAGGCATCCTCCAGACAATCGAGGATCTGGCTCCAATGGCACAGGTGGTCGGTCCGCAGGTCTATGACTGGCTGCATCCCGATAGAGCAGGCGCGAAGATTGCCCGGACTCGTGGCGTGTCTGCTGAGGTGATGAGGACAAGCGATGAGATCGAGGAGAAACGCCAAGCAGAAATAGAGGCAGCACAGGCCGAAGCGCAGGCGCAGCAGGCCCAACAACTAGCTGGGGCAGTCCAATCACTTGGAGGACCGGAACAAGTCAGGGAGATGTCTGAGGCGATATGAGCGACGTAGAGGCGGATAATGTCAGGAAACGAATCAAAGAGGACCGCGAGAGGGCAAAGCTGGCGGAATCAGCCTGGCACTACTTCACGCAATCGCCCGAAGGGAAGAATCTTCACCGAATCCTTGAACACCAAAGCGGCGCGAACTTTTCGGCATTCTCCGCAAAAGACAATTTCAATCCACACGGCGCGGCCTTCCGTGACGGCATGCGGGCAACATTCCTAGTAATCCAAAACCTAATAAAAGAACATGAGTCAGCCACCAAATCTCACCCTGAATGAAGACGGGACCATCACCCGAGATGAAGACAAAAAGCTCGTCGCTACCGTCAAAGACGGCAAGATCGAGTATTCCGCTCCAGCGTATGCCAAGGCAGTTTACAAGGAGACAATCGAAGCTCTTGTTTCAGGCG